TCGCGGTGGACCGGATCAAGGAGGACAGCGACCGCGAGAAGCGCGAGACCGAGCACTCCGTCGGGCTGCTCCGCAGGCAGCTGACTCAGGACACCGAGAACCAGGAGAAGCAGGCGGCGATGGCGCAGCATGCTGCCGTGCTCAAGATCCGCGAGGAGAACCTGACCGCCGACAAGACCCGGTTCGCCGACGAGATGCAGTTCCAGCGCCAGCAGATGATGAACGAGATGCAGGGGCTGAAGCAGATCGTCGCCGGGCTCATGGAGCGGCTGCCGGTCATCGACGTTAACTTGTCCACGCCAGCCCGGCTTGGCGGGCGGGCGGCGAAGGAGTCCTGATGGTCGCCTATGACCCGCCGAACTGGTACTACAACACTCTCACCACCACCAGTAGCAGCATCTATCCGCAGTATGTCATCACCTCTCCGTCGCAGTACGTGAACGACACCTCGTTCAGCCCGAACCCGCCGCCGAAGCCGGAGACTGACCTGGACTGGCTCCGCAAGCAGGTGGACTCGGTCTGCGCGCTGGCGAAGCTGTGAGGTGCCCCGGCTGTGGTCGCTGGCTCGCGCCGCCGAATCCCTGGATTCCCGGCCGGGCTGACGACCTGCCGCCGGTGACCTACCCGTTCTGGCGGCGCATGGAGATCGCCCGCCGGATGGCGGCATGAGGTTCCCGTGGCGGGCAAGGCTGGTGAGCCTGACGAAGTTCTGCCGCTTCGGCTGGGCCTCTCATGTCCCGGTCCATTTCGCCTGGTCGCTGGAGGCGGACGCCTACTGCATCTGGTGCGGGAGGAAGCTGAATGCTGAGCCAGCGCCTGGTCGCTGCCGTGGCGATCGCCGGGCCGGGAGAGGTTTACATCATGGGGCAGCTCGGCGACGGCACGGCGGATGAGGACGGGCAGATCCTCGACCCGCAGTGGCTCTGCATCGCCGCCTCGACGTGGCGGTGGCACACCGGCGGCATGATGCCGCCGGACGGCATCGCGGACCAAGTCTGGCAGGACGGCGACGTGACCAGGGTTCGCGGCCGGGTGTTCGGTGCCCGCGCCGCAGCCCTGGCAGCTAAGGGCACCACTGCTGCGTTCAGCCTCGGCATCGCCTGGCCTGTCATCACCCGCGACCCGGCCGCTCCGATGGGCAGGATTACCGGCGGTGTCATCAGCGAGATCAGCCTCGGCGGCTCCCTGTTCCAGCCAGAGCTCGATATCTTCACCATGCTGGCGAATCAGCTAGAGAATGTCAGAGGGCAGGCGTAGCGTCCCCTGCATGGCAAAGCTAGTGCTCGGAAGCGATGCCGGCCGGGAGGCATGGCTGGAGCATCGCAGGACGGGAATCACCGCATCGGAAATCGCGATCATCCTGGGGCTGGTGCCCGGGCAGTGGGGATCGCCGCTTGCCCTGTACCTCACCAAGCGCGGCGAGATCGGCGAGGATGACCGGGACGACGACGCGATGGCGCTCGGCCGGTATCTGGAGGACTTTGTCTGCCAGCGGTTTGCTGAGCAGCACCCTGAGATGGTCGTCGCCGGTGACGGGCTGACGCTGTGGGCTCATGCGGAGCACCCGTGGATGCTCGCGACGCCGGATCGGCTCGTCTTCGATGACGAGCACGGGTACAGCGAGTGGGGCGACAGCCTGACCGCCGTGCTCGAAGCCAAGACCAGCAACTCGAAGGACGAGTGGGGCGACGGCGGCACCGACGAGATCCCCGTCCGGTACCGCTGCCAGGTGCTGTGGCAGATGCACGTCATGGGCGTGGAGCGGGCGTGGGTCGCCTGCCTGTTCCTCCAGAGCCGGACTGTCCGCTCGTACGAGGTGACGCTCGACGCGGCCGCCGAGGCGGACATCGAGCTCATGATCGCGGCGGCGGAGGAGTTCCTCCGGCGCATTGCCGAGGGCGATCCGCCGGACGTGGACTGGACCGAGGCCACCAGCCATGCACTGAAGCAGCTGCATCCGGACATCGTGGATCGCGAGGTCACGATTCCGGTCAGGCTGGCGACCCGGTACCGGAGGGCTCACGCTTCCCTGAACCTGGCGAAGGAGCGCTACAAGCTCGCCGAGAACGAGATCCGGCAGCGCCTGGGGAACGGCCGCGTAGTGTCCGACCCCGCTGGTAACGTCGTCGCCACACGGCAGCGGTACGACGTGCCCGCCAGGGTCATCCCGCATCGGGCCTACGCCGTGGACAAGCTGATCATGAAGCGTGAGGGAGAGGAAAATGGCAGCTAAGACCATCGGCCAGGCCGTGGCCGAGCGCAGCGGCGAGGCGCAGCACCAGCCGGGAGCAGTGCTGGCGATCAGGGAGGATCAGGACTTCTGGGACGCCAAGCAGCTGGCGGCGCTGTCGCAGCTCGGCGTGACCGGAGCGTCGAAGGCCGACCTGGCGATCTTCTTCCACTACTCGCAACGGACGGGGCTCGACCCGTTCTCCCGGCAGATTTACTTCATCAAGCGGGACGGGCGCTGGACGATCCAGGTGGGCATCGACGGCTTCCGTGTCATCGCCCGGCGTGCCGCCCGGCGCGAAGGCTGCACAATCTCCTACGAGGACAGCGAGTGGGCAGACAAGGGCGGCGCGTGGAGCACCGTCTGGATCTCCGCGACCGATCCTCCGCTCGCGGCGAAGGTCACCGTGCTGCGCGACGCCGAGCGATTCCCCGGCGTCGTCCGCTACTCCGCCTACGTGCCACTGAAGGACGGGCGGCCGACCGGCCAGTGGGGGAAGATGGGCGCCGAGCAGCTGGAGAAGTGCGCCGAGGCGAAGGCGCTGCGGCGGGCGTTCCCGAACGACCTGGCGGGCGTCTACGAGCCCGCCGAGATGGAGCAGGGCATCCCCGAGGAGATGCGCTCGCGCCCCGTCAGCCGCGCCCAGGCGACCCTGGTCGCGGAGCCAGAGCCTGACCCGGACGGGGATGGCCCTGCCTCCAGGGAGGCGCTCAGGCGCGTGGCGGAGGCATTCACGGCGGCTGGCTGGGAGACAGGCGACAGCGTGCGCCCCGCGATCAGGGCGCTGATCGACCGCGCCGTCGATGACGACACAGTCCTGACTGCGGATGAGGCTGAGTTCGTGGCGACGGAGGTCGAGGGCTTCGCCGGGGACGCGGCCGGGCTGCTGGCGATGATCGAGGAGCACCGCGAGGCGAAGAAGGAGGACGCGTGACCCGGTTCGAGTGCACCCTGGCGGTCGCGCCGGTGCCGAAGGGCCGCCCGAGGTTCGGCTCCGGCCGGGTCTACACGCCGGAGCGCACGCAGCAGTTCGAGACGACGCTGCGCTGGCTGCTGCGGCAGGCGACCCTGAAGCAGGGGTGCGTGATCCCGGTCCTGGCGGGCGATGTCGCGCTGGAGCTCGACTTCTGGGTCGCGCGGCGGGACTCCGACGCCGACAACTACGCCAAGGCGGTCATGGACGCCGGGAACAAGATCCTGTACAAGGACGACCGGCAGGTCAGTGACATGCACGCCCGGCTGCACAAGATCGCAACGGGGATCTCTCCGCACATCGACCTCGTCGCGTGGGAGGTAGACTCAGGCGAGCCGGGCGCGGCGAGGCATGGCGCGGCGGGACAGCGCAAGGCAGGGCAGGGACTTGGCTAGGCATGGCGCGGCGCGGTCAGGCAAGGTCAGGCCGGGTGAGGCGGGGCAGGGACTTGGCGCGGCGGGGCTAGGTTTGACCTGGCATGGCCCGGCGCGGCAGGGCGAGGACTAGGCATGGCTAGGCGTGGCCTGGTGAGGCGAGGTAAGGCAGGGATCATGCCGCTCGGGCTGAGCGGCATGTCCTGCACCTCGACTCGAACCCGGTGGAGGACTTCGAGTTGCGGAAGAAGTTCTCCGCGTTCGCCTTCTTCTTCTGCCCGCAGCCGGTGCACTGGAGCATCGGTCCCGCCGGGGTGTTCTCGATGGCCGGTGCCTTAGCCCGGCGCTTCGGCATCACGTCCGCCACAGTCGGGAGCTTCCCGGCCAGCAGCTCAGCCTCCCAGTCGGCGAGGATGTCCCGCTCCGGCTCGGTCAGCACTGGCGTGACCACCTCATCCGCCGTCGGCTTCTCGATGATCTCCAGCTCCCACGGCGCGATCTCCGGCTGATCATCCCAGCCCTCGGTCATGCGGGTGATCTCATCGGCGGCCTTCGCCCGGTCATCGATCCCGTCGATGCGCTGCGACATGCCCTCGGTCAGCCCGGCCAGGAAGATCACGTTCTCCGACAGCTGGGACGCCATCGCCAGGCGGCCGCCGGAATCAAGCAGCAGCTCCGCTTGCTGTACCAGCAGATGGAGGTGAGCTTCCCTGACGACACTGGGCGCGGCGGACAGCCCCTCCGCCATCTGCGCTGCCCATGTCTCGATCACGACGAAGACTGCGTCCAGCGCGGCGGTGTCTCCCTTGAAGCCGGTGGCCTCCAGGAGCATCTTCTCGATCTGGTCTCGTGTTATCTCGTTCCCGTATTTCTCGTTCATGACCCCACTTTACCAGGCAAGAGGCGATCCCGTCGCTTGGCTGAATGACCGTTTGATGCTAAGATCAACACGCAGCGACGGAACGAAAGGAAGGTCTCATCATGACCCAGTACACGGTCAAGGACGGCCTGTTCAGGGTCGTCTTCACAGGTACCCTCCTCGGTCACTCCGATACGCACCGCAACGGCGTCCTGCGCTGGGTGGAGATGGACCTCTACTGGGCTGAACCCGGTCAGGAGGAGACCAGCCCCCTGCTGAGGATGCCGGAGGGCGGCTATGTCACGCACATCATCGGGCAGTCCGTGGTCGCTCACCGGCTCAACTCCGGCACCTGCAGCGGCCTGCCAGTGAAGATCGCCGACATGATCCCCGATGCGCTGCCGTGCCCGGACTGCGAGCCGGACCCGTTCCCGCTGATGCGGATCATCGACCCCGGGGAGTACCGGACGGACGAGGAGCGCGAGGAGCTGCTGGACATCGAGGCGGAGCGCATCATGACGCTCCGCAGGAAGTACGACGGGATGATGGACGTGGAGTCCCCCCGGCACACGCTACGGCGGGCGGCTACCGCCCGCGAGGCGGTGCGCCGGATCGTCGGGCCGAAGCTGTCGTGGCCGGCGGAGAAGCTCCTGCACGTGGCAGCGCAGAACGACCCGCTCATTAAGGCGGCAATGGAGGACCCTTCAACTGCCGCTTAGCCGTTGACACAACGGCGTGATAGATTAACACTAGCTTTGACGGAAAGGAACAACCATGGCTGTAATCAGGGTTACCGAACGCGGTGGCGAGATCCCCGCCGGGGCGGGAGTCACCGACCAGGATGGCTTCCCGCTGACGGAGGGCGAGTATCTCAGGGACAACGCGTGGACCCTCTGGCGCGCCGCGCTGACCAGGGCGATCAGGGAGGGCGCGCCACCCCAGGGGCAGATCGGGGTGCTCGGCGTCACGCTGTTCTGCCGGATGACCGAGATCGAGCAGCTCATCTGGCCGGTCATGACCGCCGATGAGTCCAGCGGCGAGTACGCCCGCTCCTGCGAGGTGCGGGAGGCGCTGCACACCTACCTGACCGACACCAAGAACATGTACGAGCAGGAGGCGATGGGGCGCGGCCGGGCCGGCTCCACCTGGTGGGTGCGCTCGGTGTGGAACGGCTCGGTGCCGAAGCCCGCTTCGATGCAGCAGCCCGTCACCTTCAGCGACGCGGAGCCGGAGCCGCTGCGCCTGGCAGGGGACAGCCTGCCGTCCGACATCATGGCGTGCCTGAATGGCCGGGACCGGATGCACATCTCCGAGCTGCTGCGCATGCTGCGGACCGGGAACGCCGCCAGCTACGCCACGCTGACTGTCAGCGGGCTGTGCGACGCGCTGGCCGTCAAGGGCATCAGGACCGACAGCGTCAGCATCGGCGCAGCTACCCGCCTCGGTGTCCGCCGCGAGGCCGTCACCGCCGGGGTGGAAGCTGAGGCTGACGCTGAGGCCGCCCGTATCGTGCGGGAAGCCCACGCCGTGGCAGTCACCCAGCCAGTGGCTATCGGAGCCGCAGCGGACCTCAGGGACGCCGTCACGGCTATACTGGAGGAGAACGCCGCGCTGGTGTCACGGGTCGAGGCGCTGGAAGCCGAGAACCAGATGCTGCGGCGGCAGCCGGTCAGTGACGAGCTCATCGAGAGGGCGCTGGCGGGCAAGCAGAAGGAGATCGACGCTCTCACCTACCAGGTGCGGGCGCTGCGAAGGGTCAGGGGATGAGCACAGACGCCGGATTCCTCGACGGGCTGACCGTCGAGGTGACAGGTGATGATCAGCGCGCGGACGAGCTGAGCCGCGACGCCAGCGCCGAGCGGCTGGCGGGCATGATCGCGCGCCGCAGCGCCACGAACCACAAGTGCGCCGGGCGGTGGCGCGACTGCCTCAGCCGCAACCACCGGCGCGACCAGTACCACGTCCAGTACCTGACGAGCATGCTCGGGCCGGGCACCTCCGCGCTGCCGGGACGCGACGACTACGACGGCGAGCTTGGCTGGCATTCCATGACGGCTGACGACGTCGGTTACATGCGCGCCCTGGGCAGGTAAGGTAGCCTGATAGCCCGCTAGCGAAAGGGAACACCGTGTTCAAGGTTTCGAGCTTCTGCGAGTCCGGTGCCTGCATCTGGGTGGACTGCGACTGCGAGGGCGCGCACCCGCGTACCTCCAGCAGGTCCAACCCGTCCGGCAACAGCGTGGAAGCGTCGGGCTGCGAGACGCCCGGCTGCCGCATGATCCATGTCCGCGACACCAAGAACCCCGCGCCTGAGGCTGCGATCGACTACCCGATCACGACGTGGTGCGGCGGACTGTCGATGATCTTCCAGCTCGTGGAAGACATCCCCCGGAACTACCCGACGCTCGGCCGCGTGTCGAGCGCCTGGTACAAGGTCGAGCGTAACGGGACGGCGCTCTACTTTGACGACGAGGAGCGCGTCGCCTTCCTGCGCGGCGCGTCCCTCAGGGAGTTCGTCCCTTCCCGATAGGAAAGGAACCACCATGAGTAACGCTGCTGCTGTCCCCGCCGAGCACAAGCATCACATCGTGATGCGCCTCATCGCGCTCGTCCTGGTGGGTGCCTCCATGGCGCTGTTCGCCACGGACCACATCGTCTTCGGCCTGATCGTCGCGGTCGTGTTCGTGGCCGTCGAGATCGTGACCTTCGCCATCCACGTGGTCGGCAAGGGCGCTCACGCCATCGGCAAGCTGTAGCAACAGCAAAAAGAGCGCCCCTCCGCTACATGCGGAGGGGCGCTCTTTTCGTAGGCGTCCTTCGAGAAGCTCCTGGCTACAGCTTAGCAGGCGCTTCCGGTACCGGTGCTTCCGGCACCTGCTGCAAGGTCGGCAGCGGCGACTTCGTCAGTTCCAGCGTCTGCGTCTGCCCCTTCGACCGGACGATGCTGACCCAGGCCGCCAGGTAGCCGAACAGGACGTCCAGGATCACCTGAGCGGAGGTCTGGAACGTCGTGGTCTGCGCAGCCCACCAGTGCCAGCCGTTGAGCAGCCCCAGGATGACGTTCACGACCGCGACGATGAAGACTGACGACCCGACCGCCGTCGCCGGCTTAGGGACGGCCGCCAGGAGCTTGCCGATGTTCATCAGGTCTCCCGCACGTGCACGGTGACACGCGATCCCTTCGGCACCCTGCTGTTGCCCTCCGGCGTGGACCCGGTCGAGACGTAGGTCTTCGACGGGTCACGGAGCGGGTCAGTGATCGCGCTGAGCCCGGCAGCGTTGATGTGCTGGACGGCGATGCGGGCGGCCAGCCCGAACGTGACCGGGACGGTCACCAGCGCCGGCGGCGGCGGCGTGCTGCCCGCCACGTGGTTTAGCCAGGCAGCACTGAACACGTCCGTGTCGTAGTAGGTGCCCGAGCTGATCTGCATGCCGATGACCGGGAAGGGGCCAGAGCCGTCGAGGATGTCATTGATCGCCTCGCCCTCGCTGATGCTCCAGTCTGCCGGCCACAGGCTGACGCCGGAATGGACGCCGCCTGCGATGAGCGCGTTCACCACCGTGGTGATGTTCGACTGGGACGTGTAGATCGCGGGCTCGCGCTGCCCGGTCCGCGCCCTGGCGTTGAAGCTCGCCTGCGCCCGCCTTGCCCAGCCAGGGCAGTCAGCCGGAGTGGCGGCACCGCGCTCCACGTCGAGGACATCGGCGCTGGAGTCCGTCGCGGCGAGATCCTGGCAGATGCGCACCGCAACCGGGTGCGCCGCCCAGTCGGCGGGAGTCCACTTAATGTCCGGCGAGCCCGTCGTGTAGCCCGCCGACTGGCCGGCTGGCAAGTGCGGGACATTAGCGTGGATCGCGTCGTGAGCTACGACAATGGTCATAAGCTCTCCTTGTTCCCTAGTCGGTTTCGTTCCCTGCGGAAGACCAGCGAGCGCCACCAGTACACAAGCCCGCAGCTGAACAGGAAGCCGAACTCGATCCAGTCGAGGATCTCGGCGGTGCGCTGCGTCAGGGTGATGAAGCTGGCGATCGCGAGCAGTGCCATCGTGCCGAGAAAGGCGAAGGCCTCCAGCATCAGCGTCAGGCCGATGGAGTCGTGCAGCCACGCGCCCTTCGTATCCGCCCAGTACTCCCGTACGAACAGCAGATCCCCGGCGACGACGAAGCACAGGATCGCCTTCAGGAGCCACAGCGGCGGCATGCCTACCCCCCTTTTTCTTTCGGGTACCCGTTGATCAGTGAAGCGCGGATGATCTGCGCGAACTGGTTCCGCCGGCCCGCCGCCCTCGACGGGGCGACGATGTTCTTCCGGGTGTCCGCAAGCCGCTCCCTCGACAGCAGCACCTCGCCCTCAGCAGCCAGAGCGCGCTTGTCGTACGTGCGCTTGCGGCGCAGCCATCTCACACTTCCGCGTCCTTTCCGGGGGCACCGGAGGGGAACTCCTTCCGGTCCTGCTGCTCGTCGCGACGCTCCGCCAGCGACCTCATCGCGGTAAGGAACTGGAGGATGACGGCTGCTGTGCCTGCCGCCTCATCGTGCCCGCGACGCTCAAGATCAAGCGCGATTTTCAGGTCGTCGTTCTCCTTGAGGAGCCGGTCAACACTCCGCTTCGGGACCAGGTATCCGAGAACGATCAGGAGGACGACGAGGAACCCGGCCCCGAGATTGATCAGCGCGCTGACCAGGGCAGTGTCCAACGGTGCCTCACAGGGAATGGCAGGGCCTGGGCTACGAGCTGATCCAGATGACCTCGATGGTGCTGTTCTGTCCGGCGACGAGGTCCGTCGTGAGGTTCAGGGACGAGTTGAAGACAGCGCCAGCGCCGCCAACGCTGTCGCCGGCATTCAGGTAGACGTAGGCGGTAGCCTCCCCGCCGCTAGGTGAGGCAGGGATGACAGTCAGGACAAGGGGAATGCCGTTGACTGGATTCCCGGTCCCGTTCGGTGTCTGGACGTAGGTGCAGACGATCTCCTGCGCCGGGCCGCCGGAGCCGGTGACGTACAGCGTGGTGGTCACCTGGTACCAGCCCTGGCACCCGGCCGGGCACACCCAGTACTTGGTGCCTGCGTTCCAGCCCGCGTGGGGGTCCTCGATGATGTTGTCGTAGAGGATCTGCGTGACCACCCCGGTGGACGGCAGGGTCGTGGCCGTCGTGGTCTGCGAGGCGCGGAACACGACCCGCTGCTGGAAGAAGGCCGCTGCATCCGACCACAGGACCGCCATGTCGCCCTGCTGCGGGCCGAATCCGGCGATGAAGTCAGGGACGGACTGAGCCGGGGTCGTCATGTGCACCGCCAGACCGCGATGAGCTTACTGGAGTTGCCCGTCACCAGGACCGTGTTCATGGCGCTGCCCACGTTCTGGGTCCCGAACAGGGTGATCGTCTGCCCGGCCGTGAGCCGCATGTGGCGCCGGAAGGTGGAGCACAGCGTCCGGGCGGTGCCGCCGTTGTAGCGGAACAGGGTGCCCCACTGGATGGTGCCGCCGGAAATCGACACTCCGGTGCCGCACGCGAACGCGGACGTTGAGCCCGCCCAGTACACCTGCCCGTAGACCAGGTAGACGCCGGAGACGGGCACCGTGTAGGCGTTGGACGCGAAGCCGGAGAACGTGTCGATGGTCGAGGCGAAGCCGGTGATCTGCGTCGCGGACGGGAACGTCTGTGACGGGATGGACTGGGTCGTCTGCGGCACGGCCCGCACCAGCGGCGGGTAGGCCAGGAACCGGATGATGTCGCGGCACTGCTGGTTCAGGAACGCCGCCGAGACGGGCACCGCGACCGGGTCACCCGAGGCGTGCCCGTACGCCGTGGCCGAGATCCCGATGGTCGGTCCCGCGACCGAGGTGACCGAGACGGCTTCCGCCGCGACCCCGGCTCCGGTGCTGCCCGGCGGGATCGGGACGCCGTTGATGTAGCCGAGCCCGAGCGTGCCGCCGACGACGATCCCGGTGTTGCTCGCCACGCTAATGAAGGTGGCACCGGGAGTGATGCCCGCCGTCTGCGTCGTGCCGGGTCCGGGCGGGAACAGGGCAGCGGCCTGCGGCGCCGCCACCACCGTGCCGTACGGGCCGGTGTAGCTGGTCAGCCCTGACGTGGGCAGCCCGACCCACTCGATCATGAAGGCGGCCTGGTCCACGATGAACGGGTTCGTGTTATTGGTGAAGCAGTACATCGCCAGGGTGTCGGCAGTGGCGGCGAAGGTGTTCATCTGGAACAGCTCTAGCCCGGCCATGCCGGTGCCGAAGCTGCCGGTGGTGGCCGTCGAGCTGGGCACCGCGCCGCCGTCCGTGGAGATGGACGCTGCCCCGTTGATCACGGCGGAGAAGCCCATCGCGTACTTGAACGACGCGGGGCTGCCCGCGACCACGAAGTTCACGTCGCCCTGCACCAGGTAGTACCCGGCGAGGGGCACCTGGTAGTACGGGTTGCCTCCTGAGGAGCCGATGACCGGCACGTTCCAGGAGTTCAGCGGGACGATGTTCCCGATGTACAGCAGCGTGTCCGAGCCGACGGCCGGAGCCTGCGACTGGTCATTGACCGAGTACAGCATGGGCCGGGCTCCGCCGGCGTACAGGTAGGCGAGGTTCGCCATGTCCCCGCGCAGTCGCGGGGTGGTGATCATGTCGCCCTTCGACCAGGTGCGCGGGCTCGGCGCGACGAAGCCGGGAACCGGGGGAGTCGGCGTGGTCACGCCTCACCAGCCAAGGTAGTTTCCCCCCGTCAGCGTGCCGTGGATCACGTCATCGCACGCCAGGACGGTCCCCTGCGGGAACGGTGACATCTCGTACTTCGTCTCCCACTTGCCGCTGGCGATGTCGATCTCGTGGCTCAGCTTTGAGATGTAGGTCAGGATCTGGATCTCCGGCGCACCGAGCGGGCGGCGGCGGTACGTCGCAGTGTCGCCGATCTCCGCCTGCAGCGCCATGGCCCTGGCCGGGCCGCCGGTGGCGACCGGGAGGATCGTCACCTGATCCGGCCGCAGAAGCGGCTGGTCCAGGGTCTGGGTGATCCAGTTGCCGAAGTCCTCCATCGATGGCTCATTCAGGAAGTACGGCAGCGCCTGCGCCGTGTTGTCCAGGTAGATCGTCGCGGTGTACGGCACGCCCGCACGGGCGGTGACCGACGGAGTGCTCTGGATGGTGACCAGCACGCCGGATGTCGGCACGAAGACCAGGTCGGTTCCCGAGTAGGTGGTGTTCGTGTTCGTGCCGTACTGAGTCAGGATCGCCTGATTGAACAGCAGCGCCCGGTCGGAGGACAGCCTTGTGCTCACCAGGTACGGCACCTCGGCTACCGCCGCGCCGGCACCGCCAGCCGGGACGACCGGCACCTGGATGAACTGCACGTCAGCCACGTAGAACTGCACGTTCGTCGCCGGCGTGCCGACGGACTGCACGAACAGCTGAGCGAACGCGGCCGTGGCCGGAGCCTCTCCTGCTGACACGGTGGTGCTGAGGTAGGTCAGGGAACCTGCGGCGAGGGGCGGGAAGACGCTGCTCACCGACGAGATGAAACTCGCACCAGACGTGTACCAGTCAATGTTCAGCCCGATCCCCGAAGTCCAGCCCTGCGGGGAGTACACCAGCGCAGTCATCTGATAGTAGTCACCGGGCGTGACCGGCAAGGTCGAGAGGGTGGCGAGGTACGCGATGCCGGGGTTCGCAGTCGAGCCGTTGCCGGTGAACAGCGCGCAGTACTCAAACCACGGACTTACTGACGGCAGCGACGCGGCGGTCAGGGTTGCGCCGTCGTCACCGCTCCAGCCCGTCGTGCCGTTAGTGAACGAGCCGTTGGCGTTGAGTGGCAGCGGGAAGTTCTCGCCGACTGCCCACTGCGCCAGTGCCCGGTCGTAGACCTCCAGGCGGCGGCGGTACACCAGCGAGCCGGGACCGCTGACGAACATGAACGCCAGGGTCGAGGACGCGATGTTGGTGAAGTAGCTGGACGTGACCTGGCCGCTGGTATCCGTCTCCGCCGTGACGAGATCCAGGTCGGGCGGCGGCGTGACCACGCTCGCCGGGGTGATGGGCGACGGGGGGAACGGGATGTCCAGACCCCGCATCTGCAGGATCACCGGAGTCGCGCCCGCGTACCCGGCAACCCTGGCCAGCCGGGACAAGTCCAGCTCCAGCGGCCAGGCTGTCCGCGCGGTCTGGGTCTGCGAGAAGATCCGGGTGGCCGGCAGGACGCCCGTGAAGTAGGCGGGCAGCGCGATGGCGATGTCCATAAAGCCAGGGGTGCCGCCGATGTTCGGCGCGTACAGCGGGCCGCCGTTCCCTCCCCACGAGAATCCGGTCGCCGTCGCCGCCAGGTTACAGGACACCGTGACGGTCTCCGAGGCACCAGGGTAGCCAGCACTGGCGGTGACGGTGAGCGATGTCTGCGTGAACGCGACAGTGAACGGCGTGGGGTTAGGCGCATTGCCCGTCGTCAGGAACTCCAGCGTGCCGATCGAGGTGGTCGTGGCAGCGGAGGTGGCCTTGTCGTACACGGTGATCGACGCGGTGCTGGAGGCGGGACCGGAGTTGTTGTTGATCGTGATGGTCCACAGCGGCGCGCTCGGTCCCCAGCAGGTGCACACCGTCAGGTTCGTCGTCGGCTGGCTGGCGGACGCCGACTGCGGCGACATCCAGAAGACCAGGGTGATGCCGCCGGACACCGGAGGCAGCGGATTGGCTGGCGGCGGGAAGTAGGTCAGGGCAATGCCCTGGTTGCCGAGCGGGCTCGCCGTCACGGTTCCGGTCGTCTGCCAGTTCGACGCGCCCTGGTTCCCCAGCAGGTTCTGGGACAGGACATCGGAGCCGAATGTGGCGACGGCGGAGCCGGCGCCGATGGGCGACGTCGCGTTGGCGACGGGCGTGACCCCTCCGATCGCGATGTTCGCGCCCGAGCCGCTGCATGTCCAGAAGCCGCCCGGCGAGTCGTACAGGATCTCCTGCTGGGCGGCCGGAAGCAGCTGCGATGTCAGCCGCGACCAGGCGTCGCTGCACTCGATCTTCGCGTAGCCGTACCGGGTGCCGTCGTCCCAGCCGAACTCGATCTGGTCAGTGAAGCCGGAAAACAGTACGTAGTAGGGAGTGATCGACAGCGGGTCGATGGCGCGCAGCCGGATCGGCACGTCCGTGTCGCCGATGGTCGGCCAGTACGACGACAGGATATTGCCGAACATGATCGAGCCGTCCTCGTTAGCCAGTGTCACGGTCATCGTGCCGGCTTCGAGGGACTGCTGCTCGTACTGGATGCCACGGCTTATGCTGATGGAGTTCTGGCTGAAGTTCCGCGCCGACAAGTCGGTCCAGGTGACGTGGTCGGAGGCCACGTTCTCGTAGGCATCCGACGGGCCGAACCCGGCGTAGCCGACATAGAAGACCGCCGAGCTGGGCACGACGCCGGCCGGGTAGGTCAGCGACCGCTCGACAACCACGACCTGCCCGAAGGCGGCGTTGACCGGCGGGTTAATGCCGTACGGGAACTGCATCTGCGTCCAGGTGCCGGGCGGCGCGCTCACGTTGACCGGCAGGCCGCCTGCGCCGAAAAGCCCGGTCGTGGTGATGTAGGTCCTGGTGTTGTCGTACCAGTTCATCTGAACCTGGCAGACGCTCCAGCCAGCCACCGAGTAGATGAAGGCGACTGCCGTGTACAGCACCACCGGGCTCACCGGCTCCAGCTCGGAGACGGCAGCGGCGAAGTTCCCGGCTGCCGTGGGGGTCACCGCCAGCGACGGGCTGAGGATCGCCTGGTAGTTCGGCCATGGCTGGTAGGACGGCCACGCAGCCGAGGCGACCGTCGCGTTCTGCCCGGACCAGTTGGCCGCACCGGACTGCATGGCCGGGTTCAGGTTCAGCACAGGACCGGACGCGGTCTCGGTGACCAGGATCGGCCAGTTCTCCAGCGGGGCGGAGTAAGGGAAGGGCAGGATGTCGGTCACGCCATGGACGGTGATGATCACCTCGCTCCAGTCCATCGTCGGCGTGCCGGATGCCGAGAGCGTCATAGTGGAGCCGGTAGTCGTCGCATACCAGGCGTCCTGCTGCAGGTCGCCGGTGTGGTCGGTGCCGTTGGAGGCGTTCACCGAGGTCAGCCCCGTCCAGCCCGTCGCTGTCGTGGACACCGAGCCGCCGGTATTGTCCCAGGCGATCACGCCGACGCTGAACAGCCCGGTCGCCGGAGCCTGGGACAGCGTGATGGAGCCGCCCTGGTTGGTCTCCGTCGCGGCCACGGCGGCGACCGAGTACCAGGGGCAGCTCGCCGTCACCTCGATGACCAGGAGCGTCACGGCCGACTGGTAGGCGTCGCCTGCTGCTGTTGAGGTCGGCGAGACGTACACGTAGTTCGCCGCCCGCGCGGCTGGTGCCATCCACACCGCGCTGCGGACGATCCCGGTATCCGGCTGACCCGACTGGACCGGAATCCAGAAGTTTCCCGCGTCGTCGCTGATGTTGACGGTGGACGGGAACCCCAGCACTCCGGTGATGCCGGCGTCCTGCCGCCAGGACACGATCGCGAACAGCCACAGCCCGGACGTGTTGGTCACCTGGCACGCCAGCGGCAGCGCCGACGGGTAGCTTGGCGCGTACGCCGTCGGCGTACGCGAGTTGCTGCTGTTCCAGAATCCGCTGACAACGCCGGGCATCAGCGGGTCCGGAGGCTCAGGTTATTGCCGGGATTCCGGCGATTGTAGATCAGGGTTGCCTGCCGCTGGTTGGTGTTGACTGCCTGGCCGCTCATCTCGTTGCGGACGACGAGGCTCAGTCCCAGCGCGGTCGCCCCGCCACCGCCACCGCTGCCGCCGTAGGCCGCTCTCGCGGGCGAGTCGTTCAGCGCCCGGATTGCCAGCGGGCCGCCGAGCGCGGAGACGGCCGCGTTGGTCAGGATGCCCTCGCCCTTGGTCAGCCAGGCCGGGATGGCGTCGTAGCCCATTGAGCCGCCCGCGATGCCGCCGCCTGCGTACCCGGCCATGCCGCCGTGGAAGCGGGGCAGGCCGGGACCGCCGAAGCCAGGAGGCAGGGTGCCGACCGAGGGGCCGCTGGTCTGGGTGAACACGGTCTGGACATTGATCGTCTTGCCGTGCATGCCGTTGATGTAGTTCTGGAGCGCCTGCGCGTGCGCCCGAGCCGTGTCCAGTGCGGAGGACATCGTGATCATGGCGTTCTGCACGGCACCCGCCGCGCTGTGCGCGTGCGAGCCGATGCTGCTACCGCTGCTCATGACCTGGTTCTGCAGGTTGAGCTGGTGCATCTTCGCCGTGTCGAACGAGCTCGCCATCTTCGAGGAGCTCTGGTTCACGGTCGAGGCGGTCGTCTGGGCGGATGTGGTCATGCCCTGCCCGGTCCGCTCCGCCATGCCCAGCGCGGTCTGGTAGGAGCCGGCGACGGCCTGCATGTCCGCCTCGATGGACGCCGACGGGGCGTGGTTCATCAGGTCGGTCTGCAGCTTGTTCAGCTTCCCGTTGAAGCCGGACGCCTTCAGCGCCGCCGCGTCGATCGCGCTCGCCACCATCGGGTTCATCGCGTTCGCGGCGTTCTTCGCCATCTGCGACAGCTTCGAGAATGCGATCGTGCCCGCGTTGACGATGCCGTTGAGCTGGTTCTGCCCGGCACCGCTTGCCTTCGCGGCCTGCAGGAACTTCTGGAAGCTCGGGAACGTCAGGCCCTGCGCCGCCAGGAAGCCCAGGATCGACGCCTGCGCGGTCTTGTTACTCCCGGCGTACTGCGCCAGCGTGACGGCCATGGACATGGCGGCCTGGTTCATCTGCTGGCTGGTGATAGCCCCGGTCACGCCCATCATCCGCAGGTTGTCCATCAGCGGCTCCATCGAGCCGGTGAGCACCTGGTCGAAGTTCTGCCAGGCGGCCGCGCCGACTGTGCCCATCTGGGTCAGCGCCTTGCTGAACTGCGTCGTGCTGAGGCTCATCTGGGCAGTGTTCGTGCCGAGGTTGTTGCTCGTCGTCGCCGAGACCGAGCCGATGTTCGCCATCGAGGTGATGAAGTCCGCGTTGCCGGAGGTGGCGCTGGTCAGGATGCCGATGTACTGGTCGATCGCCGAGTTGAGCTGGCTGATCTTCGCGTCCGACAGGGCGGTCTGGATCGCCAGCACGTTCATGTCCGCGCCGAGCGCCCCGGTCCGGGCTCCGGTCTGCGCCAGCGCCGTCGCCAGGTTGATGCCCTCCTGCGCCAGCTTCCGGATCTCGTCCACCGACTTCTGGACGTCGGCCGCGTTCTGCGCCAGCGGCAGGTTTGCCTTGTCCACGGCGGTGCCGAACCGGCCGAAGCTGTTGTACGCCTGGGTGACGCCCTTGTCGATGCCGGAGAACTTGCTCACCAGGCCGAGGATGTTGCCCTGCATGAGCTGCATGCCCAGGTTCAGGTTCGCCATCGTCGGCGGCATCTTGTTGATCGAGGCGATCAGGTTGTCGGTCGAGCTCTTGGTCCGCTCGGACACGGTCGCCCAGATCGCCAGCGCCGCAGTGACCGCCAGGCCCAGGACTGCCAGCTCGGGCAGCAGGGTCAGGATCAGCCCGGTCGTCGCCGCGAAGACGCCTTCCTCCGCCGCTGCCTCCAGGAACGATGCGCCCAGCTCCTGGACGAACACGATCGCGCCCTTCAGCCCGGCGAACGCCGCTTCCCCGCCCATCCACTTGAACGCGTCGTACAGCAGCTTGCCCCACCGGTACACGAACGACATCGCGCCCGCCAGGCCAATCAGCCAGCCGATGATCGGGTTGGCGGTCAGGGCGACGAGCACGTTCGTGATGTCCACGAGCACGGCCAGCAGCAGGTGAGAGGTGCCCCAGAAGGCGCTCATGAAGTTCATGAAGATGTGGCCGATGTTGCCGAGAACCTGGCCCCACTCGATCATGTACCGGACGGAGTCCGAGAAGAAGCCCACCAGCTGGCCGCCGAGCGGGCCGGACAGCTCGGCCGAGATCTTCGTCGCGAACGCCGCCAGCACGCTGGATGCCTGCTGCGCCACCTGCGAGAACGCGCCGATGTGCGCGTTGAGCGCGTTGATGGCAGCGCCGAAGATGATATAGGCATCCGGCGCGACGGCGGCACGGAGCTTGACAGTCGCTTCCCCGGCCGCCTGCAGCGGGCCGACGGAGGCTGCCATCACGCCGGACCAGCTGCCTGTCGCCGTGCGCAGGTAGTTGAGGGTGTCGGCGATGTGCGTGAACGTCGGCGCCATCGCGGCAGCAGCCGCGCCGAGCGCGATCAGGGCAGGGATCGCCGTCGCGGCAATCTCCAGCGTGCCCATCACGATCCAGTGGACGACCGAGCCCCACTGCGACCACCACTGCGCGATGATGCCGCCGGCGGCAGCCGTGGCGGCGGCACTCGCCAGCGCCGACTTGCCCGCGCCATCCTGAGCCGCCTGCAGCAGCTTCATCATCGCCGCCTGGGCAGCCGCCGCCCGCGTCGCGACCCCGAGTGACTCCGCCAGGAGCCGCTCGATCATCGCCAGGCTCGCCGTCTGCTGCGCGGTCTCGGCGAGGATGTGGTCGAGTGCCTCGGTCGCGGCGTAGGCGTACATCTCGGACTGCTCCAGCGATCGGACGGCGTCGCCAAGCTCGTTCAGCGAGCCGCGCAGGAGCTCGGAGACGCCCATGAGCAGCGTCTCGGACGCCTCCAGGCTCTCCAGCATGGAGGCGGCGATCTTCGCGTCCGCGCCAAACGCATCAGCGGCAGCCCCCGCCTCCAGCGCGGCCTTGGCGAACTTCTGCGCCTCCTCGATCGCGAGCTCCAGCGCGGCGATGTACGGGCCGACATCGGCCTCAAAAGTCTGAGTCACATCGTCGAGCGACGGCACGACTCACCACCTTCGGTGCTAGGCTCCCGGCATGGATTTCGATGATGTGGACGGTGACGCTGCCTGGTGGATCGCGGCGCACGCGGTGACGCATGCCGACAAGGACGACTGCGACGTGTGCTGCTATTTCGGCCTCGACTGCGAGATCATCGTCCCCACGCCGCTATCTCAAACGCCGCCGCCGCCGCCCTTCCCAGCGAGCCGTTAGCGATCGCCTCGGCCGTCGTCGGGTGCATGTACGGCCGGGCCGGAACGTGCACCGTGTACTTGCTCCACCAGCCGGTCCGCCCCTTGGCGCTGTTGTACCAGGTCATCGGCCGGATCGCGGAGTGGGCGTGCATGGTGTGCCCGTACTCCTGAATCGCTGCGTAGAAGATGTGCGGCGCGACGCTGGACTCCGAGATGATGCCGCCGCCGAACGGGCCGGAGGTGAAGACAGAGCGCCGCAGCGCGCCGGTCATCAGCGAGGGGAAGTAGCCGGGCGGGGACGGCGTCTCGGTGAACGGCGGGTGCGCAGTGCGGGCAAGGTTCGCCTTCACCTGGCGCTCGTAGACGTGACCCATCGCCAGCACGGCCGGGGCTGAGGTGTCGTCGGCGATGTGCCGCTGAATGTCCTGCAGGTACGCCGGGAGTGCGGCTACGTCAACCACGGTGACTCCTCCTGGCCATGCGCTCCTGCGCCTCGCGCTCCATCCGATCGGACTCGGATATCGCTTCCTCGATCAGTGGCCACCACTCCAGCGCGTCAAGGCTGAGCTCCTCGCGAGTCTGCTTCTCCGTGAAGCCGTACGTCTTCGCGAACCACCGCAGGGTCAGGTGCTCGCGGGGCATGCCGTCCGGCAGGTGCCCCTGGCGTCCCTGAGTCCTGATGACGGTGATCAGCTTGCCGACGGCGCTGGTCGGTTTGGGGCACCGCCAGTCACCACCCGGAGCAGCATCGGCTCGACGGCCTCGGACAGGCAGTTGTAATCATCCAGATCCAGAATCTCGCCGAGGATGCGAGCTCCGGCGTGGTTGTCCTTCGGGATGACGGCGGTGAACGACCAGCCGTCGATCAGGAGGACGAGGAGCTGATTCCTCATATCATTGACCAAGCCCACGGCAGTGTGCTGGAACCCGGTCGCAGTGTCGAGCTCGACCTTCACGGCGGCCTGGACGGCGAACTTATCCTGGGCCATCAGCTTCTCGCGAAGCTCGACCCATCCGCCGGACGGGAGATCAACTTTCATGGGCGGTCCTCTCATGGTTTACTGATGTGATCTAGCGAGGCCTGGCGAGGCGAGGCTAGGTCTGGCCCGGCCAGGCAGGGCGAGGCAGGCGAAGGGCGCTGATTCCGGTCAGCGCCCTTCCTAGTAGGTGGGAATGTTGTTGATCAGGGTCACCGTGATCGGCCCGAGCCCGCCTGAGCCGCCGGAGTTGGTCGAGTTCGCCACTGCCTGCCATTCGTCCTGGTACCCGACCAGGACAGCGCCGCGATCCGGCTTGGCCTTCTCGAAGGCGCAAGTGTGACAGGCGATGGTCAGGCTGAGATAGCTGGTAGACGCGGTGCCGAGGCCGTTGTTGACCGACATCAGCAGCGTGGGCTGGGTGTTGGACAGCATCTGCGTCAGCGGCGACTCGTCGGTCGGGACTGTGTAGTTCAGGGTTCCGGTCGCGTCGAGAGGACCACGGGCGATGATGTACGGGTTCTGCGTGTTGCCCTGGTCCGTCCAGTAGATCTGCAGCGTCCGCTTGATGCTGACTGACCACTCGCCCACGTCGAAGACCTGACCGCCGGCGACGGTCACGGTGGACCGCCAGTTCGGGATCGGGATGGCGGTGGAGACAGTGTTGGTCGGCGCGATCGAGGCTGGCGCGGAGACCCACGCGTCCCCGGTCATCTTCATCTCCAGCAGCTGCTCGGAGTTGCCGGTGATGTCGAGCACGCCGACAGCCGCGCCGACATAGGATCGGGCTCCGACCGTGGTTGTCAGCGAGGTGTAGTCGGTGAAGGTGTGCGTCGGCGGCTGACCTGAGCTGTTGTTCAGGATGTTCCACGTGTGCGTGTACGGGCCGCCGCTCGCCGGGTTGATTGCCGAGACCGTGCCGCCGTTGGCGTGCGCGAACCGGGTTGGCGTGCCGGTGAAGCTGATCGTGCCCGCCGTGGTCGTGATCGGGCCGACGATCTCGGTCAGTCCGGTGAACGGCTGGTCGATCGCCGCGTAGAACCCGGTCGGGAAGCCTGCCGTGCCCGCGACGCCGAGCGCCGTAGCGCCGATGGCGAGCGGGATGGTTCCGGTCGTGGTCGTGCCGGTGTAGTTCTGCGCGGTGGACGACAGGTCGCCGAACACGTTGTCGATGAAGTAGCCCTCGACGTCCAGGAAGGCCGGGCCGCCGTAAGAGAAGGTCGAGGACTCGACGCCCTGAATATCATTGAAGACCAGAGCCATGGAGCCCCGGATGGCCTCATCATGCAGCCACTTCGGGACATCCTCAGGCTGGTAGGAGTTCTTCAGCAGCGGAATCGTCTGGACCGGCAGGACTGCCTGTCCCATCGTTCCCTCTCGGCCTACCCCGAGCCAGGTCTTGCTGGCCGGCGCGACCAGGCCAACGGCTGGAATGGTCATGACTACTCACCACCTTGCGGGGCAGGCGCCGGAGCTGGCGCGGGGGCTGGAACTGATACCGGAACGACGGCCGGCGGTACAGCCGGAGCGCCCCACCTGCCGTCGGAGGGCGGGACTGGCAGGCCGGGGTCCACCGGGAACATGCTGTAGGTGCCGCCCGGCTGAGCGATCAGCATCTTCCCGGTAGCTGTATCGAGATAGCCCTGGTACCAGAGCTCCATGCCACCCAGATAGGGGTAAGCAGCTGCCACACAACTCCGATTTGGTAGATAGGATGGACTCACTGGGCTGGGTCGGGCATGGCACGGCGTGGCGAGGCAAGGCAGGCGCGGGGCAAGGTCTGGCTAGGCGCGGCCAGGCGGGCTGGTGCGGGGCTGGGCGGGCGGGGATTAGCCGTGGCGGGGTCAGGCGTGCCGGGGCGGGACGGGGCAAGGCAGGGACGTGGCGGGGTACGGTGTGGCACGGCAGGGTCTGGTGTGGCAGGGCAGGGACGTGGCATGGCTTGGCACGGCGCGGCGAGGTAGGGTAGGGTAAGGACCATGTTCTAGGTAACTGATCGCCTGTATCTCGTCACCCGCGAGGATCTTCCTCCCGGTGACCAGGCAGTGCAGGCGGCGCACGCCGCCATCACCTTCTGCTCCGGTCATCCGATTCCGCCCGACTGCACTGTCGTGCTGCTCGTCGTGCCGGACGAGGAGCACCTCTCCCATCTCCTGTTCCTTGCGGGCTACGCCAGCGCGGACACTGCGGAGTTCCGGGAACCCGACCTCGGGAACCAGCTCACCGCGATAGCCCTCGCCGGCGAGGGCGCAGAGCGGCTGTGCCGGAAGTACCCGCTTGCCTTCTCTCAGCGAGAGGAGGTGAGATGAGTGACCAGGTCCCTGAAGGAGGAGCGCCAGCGCATCGCGCTGGACTACCTCACGAAGCGGAACACGACCCTGCGGTTCGCCCTGAAGGTCCACGAGCAACTGCACGGCCAGCCACTGTCGAAAGGCGAGTGGAAGGCGGCGCGAGACGCCGTCGCGAACGAGGCACATCGGGAGCGGATTGACGCCGCGCCTGTGAGTGCGTAAGAATCGAGAGCCGGCGCGGGTCTCAGCGCCCGCGCCGGCAATTGTCCCTGTAGCTCAGCGGCAGAGCGGTTGACTCTAAACCTTCGCGTCGCGGGTTCGACTCCCGCCAGGGGCTCGCTGGTCCTCGAAGCTCAGTGGCTGAGCGACCGCCTCTAAAGCGGTTCGTCTAAGACGGCACGGGTTCGATTCCCGTCGGGGACGCGAGACCATCCGGTCTCATCACTGCAACGAGAGGAGTTGCCATGCGCGCGTGCGCGATCACGGCCATATCGCCTAGTTAGGCGAGAGGAGGTGATCACAAATGCCGAGCAAAGGCGACATCAAGCTCAAGAGCCAGACCCTCGCCGCGTGGCTGAAGAAGCACGGAGTCGAGCGCACCAGCGGGATGTGCCCGTGGGGCTGCGGCCGCAGCGTTTCGAACGGCGGCCAGGCCCTCCTCGCTCATCTCACGCACTGCACTGGCTCGTCCCGCCGGGACAAGCGGAAGAAGTAGGTTATGATCAACAGCGGTGCACGCCCCCAGGGGGAAGCCCGGGTTCTGCGGAGCCCGGGCTTCTCAGTATGTGCCGCTGGAGCCTGAGTCTTCCAGCGCCTGCCGGACGGGGACGACGAACATCTCTCGGATCGCCATCAGGTCGCGCTGGTAGGCGGCAGTGCGGGTCAGCGGGTGCGCGTGTGCCGCGTAGGAGTGCGTCGGCTCCTCGCTGCCGAGGACCGTCCACCACAGCTTGCCCTCGCTGGAGTTCACCAGCGGGAAGTGCCGGGCGACGCCTTCCTGCACCTGCTCGAAGCCGTAGTCGTCGCCGCAGAAGACCGCGCCGGGCACGGCGAACGGCAGGAAGGCCTTGATGTTCCCGGCGACCTCATCGGCAGTGTGCGAGGCGTCGATGTGGACGAACCGGATCGGCTTGTCGTCCCAGTCGAGCGTGATGAACTCCTGCCAGCCCATCTTGTGGACCTCGATGTTCGTCAGGCGAGACTCACGGACGTTGGACAGGAAGACGCCGTAGTTGTCCCGCGCCACCCGATGCGCCTGAATGCCGTACTCGCCAGCTTCCGGCGCGTCGCCGAGCCAGTGGTCTACCACATGCAGCGTCGCGGGCGCGACGGCACCGGCGATCGGGATGGCGGACAGCCCCTGCCAGGTGCCGACCTCGATAACCTCGCCAGTCAGCCCGTTCGTGGACCGCGCGAGCGCGGCGGTCAGCGCAAGCTGGGCGGGACCAATCCAGTACTCATCGAATCTCATTCGCCTACCCTATGCCTGCCACGCCGTACCCGGCCGAACCGCGCCGCGCCGAGTCCCTGCCCTGCCTCGCCTTGCCACGCCTAGCCACGCCGCGCCCTGCCGCGTGCCTGCCTCGCCCTGCCGGAGCGAGCCACACCATGCCCCCAGCTAGCCCAGCCATATGCCCGGCAATGACGCCAGTCTATCGGGATTTAAGACTGGATCAACTCCATGATCGGAAGTGGCATCAAGCAGTCATATCGGAGATATCGCTGATCTTCCAAGTACCTAACGGTGATCTGGTATGGCAATGTTTCACCGACGTCGATCAGTGAGGAGACGGTGCCGTCGTACGGGTCGGTGATCACGACCGGGTCAGTGGACACCCGCAGCTGCCAGGCGATGGCGTCGATCATGCCGGGGAACCACGAGTCCGCCTGCTCGTCGTCGTTCGCCTGATCCCAGATGACGTACAGGTGGATGGAGTGGTCGATCGCCTTGATGCCGCAGTTCGGCGTCGGGATGCCCGCGCCCTGCGGCCACTGCGGCTTGACCAGTGCACGCGGCACCGAGCCGCCGCGATCCGGGCTCCGGCTCTCCTCGCCGCTCATCGGCCAGACGTACGCCGTCGGCGCTGCCGTCGGGTTGTCGTAGCCGGGGAATGGCGTGATGAAGCAGTTCAGCGGGGGCGCGCCGCCAGGCATCGGGAGCTGGTCGAGCAGGCTCTTGATGTAGCTGAGCGTCGAGCTTATCGGCATGGCTACCTCCGTGCCCGCCGCGCCTGCGGCTTCGCTGGGCGGTGCGCCAGCCTGCGGCCGCGCGCCGGGCGGGCCGGGCGCGCGGACTGCGCGTTACGGGATCGCCGGAGGCGGCCGGGACCTCTCTTGTGCGCGGCCTTCAGCCGGGAGGCGAGCCGCTGCGGCGAGTCGCCCCTGAATCCCGGCGAGGTGGTACGGCGGGCACTCGCCTTGCGGCGGGCCGTGGAGGCAGCATGACGGCGAGCTGAGACAGCCGCGCGCACGCCTGTAGTCCGCCGCGCGACGCGGCGCGTGCTGTGCCGCGTGCTGCGCCTTGTGCCGTGCCGGGCGCGCATCAGATGACCCGGCGGTAGGAGTGCAGGAGCAGCTCAGCTTCCTCCAGCAGGGACTCCGGCCCGCGCAGTGCCGGGGTGCCGGCGCCGCCGCCGGGAATCGTGTGCACCGAGGTGGCGGTCGCGCCGCGAGTCAGGGCGATGCTGGCGCTGTACAGAACGCAGGCCCACTGGATCGTCGTCGGCAGCGTGGAGAACATCGTGTTGACCGGGTGCGCGTACAGCACCGGGGTGGACAGGGTCAGCGTCCCCGGCCCGGATGTCACGGTCGAGGCGGTCGCGGTCAGCTGCTCCTGGTTGCCGCCAGGATCGTAGATGCTGCCGCGAGCGCCGGTCTCGCCCAGGTCGTTCGTGACAGCCCAGCCGGTGCAGTCATCGACCTGCAGGACGACGTCGCCAGGACTGGCGGCAGCCGTGAGGGTCGTATGCGGCCAGCCGGACACATACTGGACCTGGACCACCCAGCCCTTGCGGCCGAGATCCCAGCCGCCGCCTGCCTGGCCGGAGATGATGATCGCCTGGCCGCCCTGAGCGGAGCCGCCTGCAGCGGTCGAGCCGTACACGCCCAGGACCGGGACATCCGCCGCCCAGTAGCCGGCAGGCAGCGAGGTGAAGGAGCGCGGGAAGGTGTTCGGCGAGACGGAGACGGCCAGGATATTCATGATCGGCCATCTCTGCAAGATAAGCCGGATGTTCCCCGTCGCTGGCTGGAGCGTTGAGTAGTAGTCCGGTCCCTGCACGAACTCCGTGTCCAGCGAGGCGCGCAAGACCTGGTTTGTATAGCCTTCCGCCATGCTTGTCGCGCGATTACAAATATTCAAAATCTCGGCTGCCTTCGCCTCCGGCGTGGTCTGGCTGCCGGACGGGATGCTCGCCCAGGAGATTCCGGTCGGCGCTGCCTGAAGGATGGCAGGGGTGACATATGGTGACAAAGGACCAATCGGGGTGGTCATGTCATCCCCTTCCGGCTAAGATCGGCGACTGCGAGGCATGGCCTGGCAAGGTATGGCTGGGCAAGGCAGGGCGCGGCAAGGCGAGGCAGGGAGGAGCTCGGCAGGGTCAGGCTTGCTTGGCCCTGCCGAGTATCCGAGCACATTTGGTGCAGAGCGCACGATCTGTGTCCCAGACCATGTGCCGGGGGCAGATCGCGACGCCGCAGCGGCCGCAGTCAGCGACGGGGGCGGCGAGCCGGGCGGACTTGCCACGGCGTGGACCGCCGCACAGCCTGCACAGACCCGCCGCCCGCGACAACTAGCTGGCCTTCCGCCGCTTTGCCGCCTTGCAGTCAGGGCAGCGCCACGGCAGCGCGCCCTTCTGCCCTGGCTGGCGCTCGATCATGGTGCCGCAGTCCTGGCAGGCGCGGCTCTCGGCGGTGTAGGAGTTCTCCGCTGCGAGGACGCCGCCGACCTGGTACTCGTACATGCGCGGCTCGGCACGCTTCTGCTCACCGGCAGGGAGAGGCGGCACGGCGAGCTGCGCCTCCGCCTGGCGCGACTGCTCGTTCTTCGCCAGCGCGAGCTGTAGCTCGATGAACTTCTCCATCAGCTCGGCGTTGCCCTTGACCGCGTCACCGATCTGGGCGAGGGTCTGGGTCTGGCTGGCGGCGTTCTTGGTGACCATCGCCTGCTCGTCGTGCTCCCGCTTGAGCTCGTCGTCGGGAGCCTCAGGGACCGTGTCCGGCGAGGAGCCCCACAGGCCGAGGTAGCGCTCCTTGAGCGCGAGGCCGGAGTCGCCGTTGATGGTGCGCACCTTCTTGCTGCCGCCGGAGCGGGCGATGTCGGCGCGCAGGAAGTTCTCGCAGGCCTGGCAGTTGAGGACGAACTGAGGGGCTGGTGCCCCGTTGATCACGGGTCGGCTATGCGGCGTGCCGCAGCCTCCGCTCTCAGCGGGAACGCAGACGTACGAGACATCCGCGCGAGCGTACAGGGTCATGTTGGTGTAGCCTTTCTATCTGGAGAAGGGAAACGAGAGGAGAACGATTGTGGGGTCCTACACGGATCGGTTCGTCAAGATGCCCTCTGGCGGGTGGTTCGACAGCTGGACTGGCGACTATCTCAGCGACTCGGACATCGCGACCGGGCGGTTCCAGCCGTACCCGACAGCAGTACCGCAGATCATGGGAAGGGAAGGCATGAGCACAGGAGCACAGAACTACAGCAGGTCGGAGACGCGCACCGTCGAGGTGAAGGCGGAGACCGAGAAGCGCAAGATCCGCAAGACGGAGGTGCCGTCTGATGTCGAGCAGCTCCCTGAGGAGATCAGGATCATCTCCGAGGAGCGCATCGGGGACAAGCACCGGGCACGCGCGCATGAGTGGCTCGCCGAGCTTCAGGTGAACGGCTACTTCCTCGAAAGCGAGGACGGCGAGTACGACCGCCGGGTCGCCTACGTCAACGAGGCGCGGACGGCCAAGCAGCTAGCCGCCGTCATGGACGACCTGCCGCCGATGCGGCAGGAGAAGAAGTACCACGGCTCCATGGCCCCCGGCGCTGACGAGCCGGACCTGGGCAAGTGGCTGAAGGACCACCGCAAGCTCCTGGTCGGGATCTTCAGCTTCCCGCCGTCGGTCCTGCTGGCACTGTTCAGCGCGCTGGTCTTCTTCAGCGGGCACCACACCGTCGCTAAGTGGGTCGCGGGCGCGCTGCTCATTGTGGTCTCCGCCATCTGGTTCCTGGCGGCCGCCGACTACTGTGCGACGAAGTCACAGTGACGCGGAAGCTCTACGACCCGCAGCTAGCCCCCGAGCGCGAGGTCGTGGCGGCGAAGACCGCCCTGACTAAGCGCCGGGTGCTGGCTGTGACGCGCTCCGGCGAGCAGTTCATCTGTACCTGCCGGGCTGGTCATCACATCGTCACTAGCGACGCGAGCGAGGCGGAGAGCTTCGCTGAGCGGCACCGCGAGCACGGGTGAGCAGGCGGCCGGTCGTCCTCGCCGTGCACTGCATCCGATGCGGGTCGGGCATGAGGGTCGTTCAGGACTCCGCGCCGGATCGGGAACGGATCTGTAACCCGTGTATCTACGCGGAGATCAGGCGAGAATCAGTGCAGCAAGATCCGCAGGAGTGACGTAGCCGAACCAGCGGTTGTCAGCAAACAGGTGGTTGCCCATCGTGAACCGGCACATGTCCACAAGCTGTGAACATATTGCGTGGTCGGTGCTCGCGATGTAAGCCTTCAGGTCAGGCGCGGGAATGTGCAGCCGATGCAGCGCCAGCGCGCCGTAGTCGAGGAACGAGTACGGGACTCCCTTGTACCTGTCCGCGATCTGCGGGGCCGCTGCGCGCTGCATCGCTGTCAGCCCGAGCCTCGGGTTCTGGCTCGACCACAGGACGCCTGTGCTGTCGTAGTGGTAGGGCACCAGGCGGGCACCGAGCTTGCCCGGCTCGGCCTCCAGGATCAGATCGTCCTTGCCGCCGACGTAGAAGATCGCGTGCTCGTAGTCGCGGAAGCCGTCGCCGTTGAGTAGCTCGCCGACGCGAATCGCAGTGCCGACCGGGCTCTCCAGCCGGACGGCGGCGAAGTCACCCGGCAGGACATCGACGGTGCCGCCGAGCGTCCTGATCATCGGGGCGCAGTCTCCGCGCCGCATTTCGGGCAGGTCTTCGTCCACTCGTAGAAAACGGTCGGCCCGCAGGAGCAGATCCTGCCGCCGACCGCGCCGGGACCGTACTCGCCGCCAAGGGCATTGATCAAGCCGCCCTCGCCGTTCCCGGTCATCGAGTTGATCATCTTCGCCTGCGCGTCGGTGACGACGGCATGACCGCGACGGTTCGCGTTCACCGGCTCGCTGCCATCGGCGAAGGTCAGCCGCTTGTTGCCGGGCGGCAGGTTAATTGTGGGCACTCGGCACCGCCTTCAGCCAGCCATGCTGGAGATAGAACTGGGAGCCCGGCGCGTAGTGCGGATGCCGGACAATCTGCACATCACAGCCGAAGTCGTCCAGCAGCTTCGCGCACTTCTCCTGCTGCTCCTGACTGTGGAACTCGATCAGCCACTGGGTCCGGTTCTTGCCGAGCAGGCGCAGCGCGCCGCGCAGCACGCTCAGCTCATGACCCTCGACATCCATGTTGACGAAGGCCGGCACGCCCTCGGCGTCCATGACCGTGTCGAGCATGACGCACGGCACCGTGACTGTGTCGTTCTTCTCCAGGCCGAGCCGGGCGTAGCCCTCGTGCGTGCTGGACAGCAGCTGACTGTTCTCCAGCGTGAGGGTCACCTCGCCGTCCCGGTCGGACACGGCGGCGTTGCGGACATCCGCGCCGGTTACGTGCGCCGCGATGCGGTACGCGGCCGGGAGCGGCTCGAACGCCACGACGCGCCTGTAGCTGCGCAGCAGCCTGTCCAGCGACTGGCCGCAGTTCGCGCCGACCTCGAACGCGAGCTCGCCCGTCGTCCAGCCCGACCACAGGAAGTCCATGATCTCGGCGGGATCATCAGAGGCGGGACGGACCCAGTCGCGCTCCGAGCCTTCCGGCCGGAACCACTCAGGCGGGCAGCGCCGCTCGCGGATCATGAGCGGCCAGGTCTCATCGACGACGGCGGGCTCGACCGGGGCTCCGGTCGGGCCGTTCGCACCCTGCGTGTAGCGCAGGCCGGAGCGGATGAGCGCGTCCTCCAGCGTCCCGGCGATCTCGGTGTGCGAGGTGCCGGTGACGAGCTTGTCCGCCATCTTCTCCGGCCCGCCGGTCCAGGAGAAGTGCCAGCCGCCGTTCTGGAGTACCGGGTAAGGCTGCCGGTCCTGGCGCACCTTAGCGAGCTGTCCGTGCTGCGACTTCAGCCAGCGCACAGTCGCCAGCACTGTCTGCGTCGGGAGGCGGTACCAGTCCGGCACGATCCAGTCCACCGCGTGCAGTGTCGTGCGCATCTGCAGGGCGCAGACCGGCCAGCCGCGCCAGGACAGCGCGCCCAGGGAGGGGATCTCATCGGTGTCCCCGATGATGACCAGGTCCTCCAGCTCGGCTCCGGCGTCGATCAGCGCGCCCCAGGCGGCATCGCGCTGCGCGAACTCCCGTGCCCACGCGCTGTCCGTCTCGGGAATGTCCGCGACCACGTGGATGATCTTGTCGTCCCACTCGGCGAAGGCGGCGTGGTCAACGTACAGCGGCTTCGGGTCGCCCCGGAAGGTCGTCCGCGCCTCGGTGATGATCACCTTGTGGACGTACGGGCCGACCTCCTCCAGGTGGAGGCGGAGCATGTCCTGCTCGTCCCAGTACGGGAGCGTGTCCCAGATGCGCCTCATCGCCACCACCACCACACCCAGACCGGATGCCTGGTCGGCACCAGCGGGTTGCCTGTCGGCGACCAGTCGATGTGCGGCACCGTCATGGCTCAAGCCTGAACTCGACGGGGTCGCGGTGCGGCCGGAACGATGCGGCCTTGCTCCAGGCGAGCGTGCTCGCGTTCGAGAACATGCCCTCGCGATCACCGATGTGCTGCGTCCTTGAGGCGTCCGGCACGGCGGCCAGGTAGCCCTGCATGGTGCGCAGCGCGATGTTCCAGTCGTGACCGGACTTGTCCCGCGCGCCGCTGGTGCCGTCGTA